GCGTAGGCATTTCAGCACCTGCGCTAAACAGGGTCTGAGCGTAAGCACCAATGCCCGAGCTAGTGACGTAGCCGGCAGTACCGGAGTTAGTCGTGAAGCTCTTGGCAAAGCCGTCGAACTCTAACGAAGTAACAGCGACATCGCCGTTCAAGATGGTGTCTTCCTCAGTCAGTACGACTTCGATAGACTTAACCAATTCTTCGTGCTGACGCATATCGTCAATGTTGCCACCACGGTTGGAAGCCAAAGCTTGGCGACCAAGCTCGACGTCACGGCCGAGGTTCTTGTAGGCAGCGGTAGCCAAAACGTAGGTCTGGCTGGTCTGTGCTGGCTGACCGGCATCAGCGAAACCGGCACGAGTGCCTGTGCCGCCAGCTGCACCGTCAAGACGGCTGGTCAGTTTACGCCAAGTGGCGACCTGACCGAAACCCTGCGTACGAGGCAGGATGGCGCGGACAGGAGCTTTAGTAGGGATTACATGCTTGATCGAAGGATCAAGGTTTTCAGGTGCGTAGATACTGCGGCTCGGAGGTGACATCGTGTAGGTCGAGTTGGTGACGGCCTTTGCGATAGTGTCGTTGAGCTGAGACAATATCTGATCGCTATTGATTTCAGACATTATTTTTTCCTTAGCTTACTTTAATTTGCGTACCGATATTGGCTGCACGGAGGGCTTTGTAGATGCTTTCGACTTCGCCCGGCTTAGCCAGAGAAGGGTTAGCTACAATTTCTTCCTGACGCTTTAGAAGCGCCTCAGTCTCGGTGTCTACTTCACTTTCGTCGCCTTTTGCAACAACAGCGAAATGCTTGCCCTTAGTAGGCAATGGTTGACTTTCCATCTTTGCCACTCGGTCTTCTAACGAAGCTATGGACTTCGCTACTTTACCCAGCTCTGACTTGATGAGGTCATTTGCCTTCTTAAGTTCGACATTACCCTGCTCATCGCTGAGCTTGGTCAGTAAAGTTTCAACATTTTTGAGAAGCGATGTAGCAGCATCCGATTTCTTCTCGTCTTCTACGGCCACTTCTTCGGTGGTTGCGTCTTCCTTGGCTTCAACTTCTTCATCAGCTTCAGGTGCTTCGACTTCGGCAGCTTCCTCGGCTTTTGCTTCGGCTACTTCTTCGTCTTCAACGTCAGCGTGGACGACTTCCTGTACTTTTTCCTCGCCGTTTTCGTCCTCGACAACTGCGCCAGCAGGAGCTACACCAGCTTCTGCGGCCCGCTCCTCGGTATCATTAATGGGGCGTCCTGCTTCTTCTGCGGTCGTAACGACTGTAGCTTCCACGTCACGTTCCTCGCCACCGATAACATTTGTCTTTTCAAGCTTTTTCTTCTCAGCCATATATTTACCCTTTCGTAGTTCTATTGCTTTATTTGCTAGTTCAATAACCTCTGCGTACTCGGTTTGCCAATCAAAATCATCACCTTCAGCGACTTCTTTACCCACAAAATCTCTCAGCGAGTTGAAAGCCGTGATCAGGTCTTGTGCTTGATCAGGCTCGTCGCTCTCCATTTGGATAAGCCATACCAGCTGTGCGGCCAGTGAAAGCGCCTGCTGTGCGTCATAAACGCTTTTTTTGATTTCCGTGGGGGTTGTTTTTACAGTCACAGCTACTCCGTCTCGGTGATATACCCGTTTAGGCACGGCAGTCCCAGCTTTGACTGGTGTGCCGCCGTTAATTGCTTCGGCGACGCTGTTGCCAACGGCGTCACGAGGATCACCATCAACAACTGCGACACCGGCTTTGATAATGTCGGTCGTTTTTGCAGTACCGTTTTTACTTTTAACCATGATCAGTTTTGCTTCGGGGCAAGCGGGGTTGTCTACGAGTGACAGCTCGGATAGGGCATAATCAACGATCCGATTAGCGCCCTCGATGGCCTTGTCTTTTGCAACTTCAAACACCCGGCCACCTATTGAAAAGCCGCCGAGGATGCCTTCCTTGACCTTTATCCAAGCGTTCTCGCCATCCGCGCTCTCGCTAATTTTGGCGCTTACAATAACTTGTTTATTTTCGTCGTCGAATTGGACATCAATCGCTTTGCCGACCGCAATCGGGTCGTGCATCTCACGAATATTGCCGATATTCTTCCATTCGCTAAAGGCTTTTTTCGAGGCTTCGTAGTCAACAATATCGCCCTGACTGTCAAGTGCTTCAGTCGTAGCAATACCCGTTACAATGCGTTGCTCCTCGTCGATTTTCGAGATAGGAATATTTAGCTGTAGCGTGTCTTTGGTTAACATAGTGCCTCTGTTATTAATTGTAGGTAAACAGGGGGCTATTTATCGGCGCGCTACCCGCCACTCCAAATGTCAATGCTGTCGAGGTCTATTTCCCCAGCCTGTGTATAACATTCGCAGTTAGGGTGAGCCGGCTCACTGAGATCACCACTGCTGAATGGTTCATCTATAGGTATTTCGCCATCGTCCTCGTTGGGGTCACAATAATCGCAGCCCGGCCCGGCTACGACCCAGTAGTGTGTTGCGGCTCCATTTTCTTTAGCGGCCGCATAGTTAGCGTCGCCCATAGCGTTCGCGCTTTCTGTCCGTGCGATCATCTCACCGCGGCTGTCGCTGATCTCATCGAAGTTGTCGCGGAGCATTTGGGCTACTTCGCTGTTCGTCTTGGCTTCTAAGCGTGCGTCTCGAAAGGTAGTAAAGATGCCGTCCAAGGTTGTGTCATCTAGGCTGGAGCGGTTGAGTAGGTACTGTGACCGATCTTTCAGGGCATCAATGTATTGCTGATTAGTCAGGCTAAACTCTACGGCTGATTTAACCATATAACCCCAGCGCTTGTACTGCTGCTTTACACTCCATTCAAAAAAGCCTTTCAGGTTTTGAAATAGCTTACGCTCTGACACATACTCTGAAATGGCTGGCATATCTCGCTTAATAAGACTTTTAAGCTTCTGCTCTTGATCTAGTGTTAGTGGAGCGGCGGCATCCCTGACACCGGCCCCATCGAGGAGTTTAGTAACATTCTCGGCAGCCCAATTAGCCTGCTCAACAATACCCTCAGTAAACTGACTTTTTACATTCTTGTATTCATCTGTTCTCTTGATAGCCTGATAGGGCTTATTAACAGCCTTGCTGGACTTATTAAGCACCCTGTCTAGCTCGTGCAACAGCTGATGCCGGTGCATTAGTTTACCTTGAGCGTGTCTTTTAGCTTCGTGATGCTTTCCATTAGATTGATCTGGTAGTCCTGCATGTACTCATGGAAGATGCCCTTGATCATTTCAACGTCTTTTGTTTCTTGAAGTTTGTCGTTGAGTTCGTCCACTACCTCAACAGGCAGAACATCTGACTGGAATTTACGAATAGACTTGCCCGCCTTTGCGCGCTTGATTGCGTACTGGCGGAAGGTTCGTAGTTCAGTCGCTAGATCAATGAAGTCTCGCTTTCGATCTGCTTTAGCAGCACCTTGAGCTGGTTCATCTTGAACTGCTGGGCTGGGCTGAGCGTCTCCCTCGGTAGTTTTTCCTTGTGGTTGATCTTGTACAGTTGCCTGAGTAGCCGCCGCTCCATCTGTAGTTGCCTCCGGTTGATCTAAAAATGTTACTTGTCCAGCAAAGAATGGTCGCTCTCCCATGCCATCCGGCAACGGGTCGAGGCCGTCATTGGTACGGATTTCATCTATCGTGCGTACACCAGAGCTAATAAGCAGCTGGTTAACTTCAGCTTGCCCTTTGGCGTCCTTTTCTTTCAATGTGGGGAAGTTAAACTTAAGGTTTGTGAAGCCGAGGTCGTCCTGAATGATTTTGGTGAATATTTCCTCTACGAACAGAGCTAGTGGCAGCAGACCTTTATCGTAGCTACCGTTCTGTAAGCCGTCTACAAAGCCCTTACCGCCGAGGCCAGACTTTGGATTAAAGCCGAGGTCAATGGGGTTAACCTCGAACAGCGCACAGGTAATTTGCATCAGCCAGTCGTTAAACTCTTTAAAGGCCATGTCATCGCGCTTTTTGGTCGGCGTGTAAGTCCCAGGGGGCATAAATTTCATGCGGCTGGTCATTGTTTCATCACCAGCTAGGAGTGCATCAAAGTATTCCTGGAACTCTTTAATCTGCTGCGGTTGCCAGCCTTCAGGCAGAGAATATATACCTTCTGGTACGTTGCCATCGCTGAGATACCCCAGGTTGTACATGCCAGACTTTAGCGAACTCGATACAATGATCATTAAGCTTTCCAGTGGGGCGAGGCCGTAGGGTGTATCGTTACGGCTGTTCATCATGGCGTAGATCATCTCGTCATCGGTAAATTGAGCAGTCACCTTGCCGTTAATAACCTGAACGTAGGCAGGCTCGGGTGGTTCAGGCAACGCGCCACTCTCATCAACACGGATGCGGATAGTGGCTGCATCAAGAGGTATTAAGTTAGCCAGTTTGCCGCCGCGTGTGCCTTGTTTCTCTAGGGTAACAGCATCCAGCACCATCAAGTCCTCGACGAAGCGATCCATAAACCGACGATAGCCAATACCGCGGCCGCCAATACCCTTGAAGAACTCTGTTAACAGCTTGATTTGAGCATCATAATCACCCGTGTCGTCGTCCTCGGCAGTACCGATTTGCCACTCCATACCCGTCAACTGCCGTTTACGGAAGTTGATGCAGGCGCGTGACACCTCATGCGAGATGCTAAACTGCCGCAGAGTTTGAAACGATACGTTAGAGCCGGGCTTTTTGCGGGACTGAATACCGCCATTAACCTGACTTTGGGTGAACTGATAGCGCTTGGCACCACCAGAGGGAGCGATGAACGGTGAACCGTCGGAGCTAACTTTAGAGATCGTGCTGTCGACGTGCTTAACCAGCTCACCGGTTACGGCTTCAGTAATCTGTTGTCGTTGTCTATCCAAAAACCTGTCTAGTAAGCCCATGTAAGCCGGTTCCTTCTGTTATTTATTATGGTGTAGTTACCTGTGGTTTATCGGCGAGTGACTTGTAGTAATCAAGGATGCCGGGCCGAGCAGGATCGCCGTAACAAATAATGCAAGCGTCAGCAAGGTCGGGGCTACGAAAACCGCGCTTCTTGTAATCTGCCTTACTTTCAACGCGCCGTTTACCCTTATTGTCTTGCGCCCATTGACGGGTCGACAGTTCCATAAGCAAGTCTTGGTTCATCGGCAGCTCGGCTTCGGGTAATATTTCAGCCATGTAAAACCAGGCTTCGCTAATCCAGTTCGGGTATTTATCTTTGTCCTGAGCAACACCACCGAAGTTAATAGCAACTACGTTATATTCCCGCTTCATCATTTCGTCAGTTACGCCACCGCCAACACCCGTGTCGTCAATACGCAGCTCAGTGTCTTTGTTGAAATCAATGAATTGCTCAAGTGCATCACAGACTTGAGTAGTCCTCAGTTTCTGATGTACATCATATTTGAGAGTTTTAAGTCCCTTTCGCATCCAAAATACGGTACGGTCGCCACCCATACGAGCCACGTCAACGCCAACTATAACCTGACCATCGTCCTCGATCTTGCGCTGCATAGCCTCTAGCACTAACATGCGGCCAAGTATGGCTGTTTCAGTTTGGCTCATTGGCTCACCGAGCCACTTATGAGCGTATAGCTCAGGGTTATGCTGCTTATCAAACTCGATCTCATTTATCTGCTCGTCGTTAAGCCAACCATACTTCATGGCAGTATCATAATTGACTTGAATGGTTAAGCTATTCGGTCTTCCTTCTATGACTAATCTCTGGTGAATGGGGTCTAGTTCGTTAAGTCGGTTATAGGTGTAGATAAGCTTGCTGCCAGGTTTACGCACCGTTGGCGTCAGAATGTCGATGCTTTCGCTCGTAACGGTTTGAGCTTCCTCAACCCAAGCGTAATCAATGCCCTCAATCGACTTCACGCTCTGGGTATTGTTACGCAACCCCTTAAAGAGAAAGTCTGAGCCGTTCTGCTCGTTAACAATGCCGTCTTTCGTTACCTTGAACATGGAGAGCTGATACTTTTCAATCAGGTCTGACAAGAGCTGCCACGAACTATCGGCTATAGAGTTTTGAAATTCACGAAAACACCCAAAACGACGTGGCTTTTCCATAGCTTTGATGAGCAGTACACGGGCCACGGTGTGCGATTTAAGGCTATAGCGGCCGCCGTACACAGCTGCTTCCCGCCAATCGTCGTCGAGTAATCGGCTAAACTCAGCCGGTATTAGTATCTCGGGGCGGTTCACTAATAATCCTTACGACGACTGGCTCAAACGCATCGCCGCCAGAGGTTAGGTCGATTGATTGCTGGGCTTTGCCCTCGGTACGGTCAGTTATTTCCTTCACGTCAGGCAAGCTTTCTTTGGCCGCCTTAACACGCTTAAATGCTAGGTCTTCAACGACGGTGCGTTCATCTTCAGGTTTCAGCATATACTCGTTCATCTCAGCAACGGTCATGTTCATAAAGCGCTTATACTGATAGCTAAAGACGTTCTCTTTCTTCCAACCGCCGTCACTGCGGTTTTCAGGATGATCGCCAAAACCGCCTTTACCACTGGGGTTCGGAGCTTTGCTTGCCATTGTTTGCCACCTCCACGGTTAGTTTTAATAATGTGTCGCTATCAAGTTGTGATAAGGCCATAAGCCTTTTATCTTCGGTAGTCACGACCAGCCGGTACACTACATCGCCACTTGCAACTTTGCGTGACTTAACTTCAATAGGCTCAACAACGATTACGAGCTTGTCGCTCATGCTACTGGCACTCCCTCGTAGAACTCGAAACATTCACAATGCCACAGCACCACTCGATCTTCGGCAGCAGAGCAGCCCCAACCATAGTCATCCATGCAGACTTCAAACTCGCAGTAAACACAGCACATCTCATTGTCCGTCGTCCACGGGGCGATAGTTTACGAGCTGCTCTTTAAGGGTGAGGAGATATACAACCTGGTCGATAGCCTCGTTGATAGCTTCGTCAAGAAGTACCGCTGGCGAAAGCTCCCAAATGTTACCGCCATGCTCTGCTGCACCCTTGGCGTACTTTAGTAGCAGTCGCCGTTCGGCTTCATCACCGAGCTGGGCTGCGTGTGCTTTTTGATCGTCAGTCATATATCTCCCCTTATAATTATGTGCTTTTATGATCTGGTTAGTCGGTTTAGTATGGCTCCTGCTCTGCCGTGTCATAGTTTTGCGATGAACGTGTCGGGTCTTCTTCGGGTGCGCTACTGCTGTGCGTCTCTCGGTAATACACCCGTGTTTCAAGGATCATCTTGAGCTTGCTATTGGCGAGGGCATAACGGGTTCTGGTAAAGGTGTCGACCACTGTAGTCCGGGGCATGTTTAAGCACCGGGCAATGTCGCTGTCTTTCCAACCGACTATTTTGAGATCAAGAATAAGCTGTGCCATGAACGGCAGCTGGTCGTATGTTTCTTCGGCTACTTCAAAGCCCACGACCTTCTGCAAAGGGGTCATTTCAAGTTTGTCGTTTTTCATTTCTTATTACTCCCGTCACCATATTGTTTTCGGCGAACGTTATTGATTTGTCTCGAACCTGTCGAGCAATGATGTTGTGGCCGCAGCCCGGACACTTCAGGAGGACTTCGGCTT